GATAAACAAAAACAACAACAACAAAGAATAAATAATACAACTTTTTAATTATGACTAAACTAGTAGAGAATGGCATTTATAAAGCCAAAATAAAAACAAAAGAAAACGGATTACAAATTTTATCAATGGTTGAAACCCCTGCAATTGAGATTAACTATGTTAAAATGGAAGAGGAAATTAACCATATTAAAATGGAAGTTTTAGATGAAGAAAAAAACATAGTGATTGCACCTGCATTAGTTCCTGGTATGTTAATACCGAGAGTTCACAAAGGCATTAAATACTACATTTCATTTGACAAAGAAACAATTGAACAATCATTAATTAAGATGAGTGCAGAGCAAAAAGACCAAAACGTAGACGTTAACCACTCTGAGAAATTAATTAACGGAGCTATTGTAATGGAGAAATTTATTACACACCCTAACAGAGTAACTCAAGTAAAAAACTTTGAAAATTTGCCCATTGGAACTTTATTCTTTACTGCTAAGGTAATAGATGAGAAACTAATGAGCGATATAAAAGCAGGTAAGATAAACGGTTGGAGTATTGATGGATTCTACGATTTAGAGATTGAAGAAGATGTAGAGTTAACAGAAGATGAGATAAAAATTTTAAATGACAGTGTTACAAATTAACTTTTTAGACGTTATTAGTATGATGGATAATATTTTAGCGAAAGCGATTAATAAAATTTTGCCAAATGATTTGAAGCTACAATTAAAAGCTGAAATCGAAAAGCACTCAATTAAAATGAGTGAGGCAATGTTAGCCGATGGCACAAAGATTGAAATTGAGGGAGATGTTGCTCCTAATTCAAAAGTATATGTAGTTTCTGAAACTGGTAAAGTACCCGCTCCAGATGCTACTCACGAAGTAGTAAGCGCAGACGGTTCAATCACTTTGGTAACAACCGTAAACGGTGTTATTACAAACGTAGAGCCTAAAGCAACTGAAATGAGCGCAGAAGAAAAAGCAAAGCAAGCGGAAGAAGAAAAAAAGAAAGCAGCTGAGGCTCAAATGCAATCAGTAACAATGAGTAAAGTTACAGATGTTGAAGTTAAACTTAGTTCAGTTGTAAAAGAAAACGAATCTTTAAAATCAGAATTAAAAGACATTAAAGAATCAGTAAAAGTATTACTAAGCGCATTCGATAAGTTGGCTAATACTCCAGTTGAAGAACAAGAAGTAAAATTAAGCAAGTCTTATGAAGATATGACACCTGCTGAAAGATACAGATACAACAAAAACTTATAACATGGCAAAGAAAAAAGAAGAAATAGAATTTGTAAACCCATTTACTCCAAACCTATCATATAACGATTGGCTTAATACAGTACCAAGCGGAGTAAACATGAAAGAATACTTAACAAGTGGTGGGTTAAGTGAATCAGAGGTTAACCACATAATTAACGAATTAGAAATAATAAAAAACAAATAAACAATGTCAGTAACATATACAGGTCAATCAACCATTAAGGGACCTAATTTAGTACCAGTTTTACAAGAGATTTTTCATGAAAATAAAACCATTGCTAGTAATTGGATTACTTTCAATGATGACATGAAAGAAGGTACAATTATTACAACAAGCTCAGTATCTGCAACAGCTCAAGCCTATACAGGTAATGCTTTATCTGCATCTGGTTCAATTACTTTAGTTGATAGAGTAGTTAGCTTGACGAAGTTAGAGTACAAAGAAGAGTTTTTAGAGGAGGCTATTCGTGCTGGTCGTTTCAACCAAAGCATGAAGAAAGGTGCTTGGGAAATTGAATCAAACGAATTTAATACAAAAGTATTAGGTATGTTCGCTCCTAAGATTTCTGCTGATGCTGAAAGATTATTCTGGGGTGGTATCACTTCAGCAACTAAAACAGCTATCGCAGGTTTATCTCCGGGCGCTGGACAAGGCTCTATTACAGCAGCAACACAAACAGCAGTAGCTGGTTTAACTGCGGGTTTAGTAGATGGTATTTTTACAAAAGCTTTATACGATAATGGTGCTTTAGGTGCTTATATCAAAGTAACTGGAACTACTGTAACCAGTTCTAACATTGCCACTGAGGTAGGTAAAATTTACGCAGCATTGCCAGAAGAAATGTTACAAGACCCTAACGACCCAGTGTTTATCTACTGTCCGTTAACTTGGAAGCAATTAATTTACAACGCTAATAATACAGTGGGTGCAGCTCAACAAATTAATTTTGTTATTAGTGGCGATACTTTTGCAACTAGCAGAGTATTTTATAACGGTGTTGAGTTAGTGTTTGTTCCTGTTCCTTTAGCTACTTTAGCTTATGCTAATAGAGCTTCAAGAGTAATGTGGAATAGTGATTCTCATGCTGATATTTCTAAAATTGAAATCGGGAAGAAATCAGCTGATAGTGATGTTAAGTTCATCAGAGCAATATACACTATTCAAGCTCACATTGCAGATGCAAACAAAGGGGTACTTTACGGAGGTTAATAACTTAGGGAGTATAACAGCTCCCTTTTAAAAATTTATAAATATGCCTAGTCCACTAACAACAAATATAACATACAACCCGTGTAAAGATAATATCTCAGGAATTAAGAGAATATTATTTTCTGAGTACGAAAACTTAGACCAAACAAACGTTGCTAAATTTGCTTTAACTGCAAACGTAGTAACTACTTTGGTTTTAACTACAGGTAAGTTATTCAGAGCTTACAACCTTGACAGAGAAATGGCTGATGCTTCTGATAACGCAACTGGAAATGTAGAAACAAAGATTAATACTTATGCTCCGACTATCACGTTTACAATAAACGGATTTACGACGGTTCAGCGTACAGAGTTAGACTTGTTGATGAAGAATTACTTAATCGCTATCATTGAAAGAAAAAACGGTACATATTGGATTGCTGGTTTAGACGGAGGTTTAGATGTATCAGAAATTCAAACAGCGTTTGGTAAAAAATTTGAAGACTTTAGCGGTAACATTGTGAGTTTAGTTGGAAAATCTGCAACACGAATGTTAGAGGTTGACTCTTCATTAATTGCAGCTCAGTTAGTAGCAGCACCATAGTAATTAAGGTTTAAACAAAAAAGTAAAGCTACTACATAATGTAGTGGCTTTTTTTATAAATGGTAATTTACAAAGATACAACAAACTATTTAGACTTCTCGGGCGTTGAAGCTGGGGTTTTAATTAATCCTTATTATTTATTTGAGTTCATAAAAGACGACAATAAATCAAAGACTTACTGTATAGGAGTTGATTTCTCAACCAATAAAGTAAAGCATAACTTGTGTACTATTGATGAAGGGAGTACTACTATACCATTATCAAGTCAAGTTAATTTAGCTGAGGGATTTTACATTTTGAACATTTATGAACAAGCGAATGGTAGTACTAACTTAGACCCGACAGGCTTAACAAAAGTTGAATCTAAAATATTAAGAGTAATAGCCACTGTAGTTCCAACACAAAAGGCTTACGACGGTTATACTAAAACTCAAAACGTTTACAATGGGTAACAAAAAAACAGAAATAGAAAGCATTAAATTAGCCCAGGTTTATCGACTTGAAGTAAAGGAAGATAAATTTAAGAACTTTATTAGGTGGGGTAAAAAGAATGATTACAACTCTTATTTGGTAGGACTTGCAGATAACCAAGCAGAACACGGAGCTATCCTAAACACTAAGGCTAAATATCTAAGTGGATTAGGATTAGAAAGTGAGAATGTAGACTTAATGAAGTTTTGTGAAGTTGCTAACCCAAAAGAAAGTTGGTTTGAATTAAAAAAGAAATTAGACTACGACCAAGAAATGTATGGGGCAAGGGCTGTCAAGATAGTACCTAACTTAATGGGTCAACCTTTATTTTTTTATCATATACCTTACGGAAATTTAAGAGCTTCTAAATGTGAAACACTATACACTTATTCAGATAACTGGCAAGGTAACGAATTTGAGTATCCCAGAACGCCTTACACGCCTTATAATAAAGGAAGTAAGAAAGTAGGTATAATGGTTATCAAAGATTATTTTCCTACGGATAACTTATTAAAAGGAATTTACGGAAGACCCCCTTATCATAGTGCTTTAGTAGACATTGATACACTTGTAAGAATATCAACTTACTTTAATACATTAGTTCAAACTAAATTTGACAAGTCGGCTGTAATAACTATTTATGACGATAATCCAACAGCTGAAAAGAAATCTAATATATCTAAAGGCTTAATCGCAGAGGGCGGAGAAGAAGCTGATAAAGGTGCTTTAGTTTTGTTTGCTAGGAATGGTCAAAAGGGTGCAGAGATAGCAAGTTTTGGAGGCGACAACTTAGACAAGCAATACGAAACAGTAACTCAAGCGTTAAAAGAAAAATTAATTGTAGCGCACGAGATTAACCCAGTATTAGCTGGATTAGCAGTTGATGGAAAGTTAGGACAAACCAATAAAGACGAGCTAAAAAATGCGCACGAACTTTACATTAAAAAATGGGCAACACCTCGACAAAATACTAATTTAAGATTGATTGAAAGTTTATACGAAATGAAAACAGGTATAAACGTAAAGGGTCAATTAAAAGTTAAACAATTAGATTGGATTGGCGAGCAAATTCCTTTAGATAATCAAAACGTAATTAATGCAATTGGTCAAGCTGCATTTACTGATTATGTAGTTAAAAAATTCAATATAGATACAACACTAGTAAATAAAGTAGCACCTCAACAAGAACTAAGTGGAAATGATTTTGTAAGTAAATTAAACATGAGGGATTTAAACCGTATGTTTAAGATAGTTGATAATTTCCATAACCCAGACAAATCACAAAACTTAGCCCAAACAATTATATTATTAAAAGCATACGGATTAACAGATGAGCAAGCAAAAGAATTTATCAAAAAAGCCGATGAGGGACAAGATACAAGCCATGTGCAGCAATCAACCCAAAGTAGTGGATGTGGTTGTAACGTGCAGCTTGGGGATTCTAAGGATAACCTATTCGTTAAGTTAGCGTATCAATACGCTCATGATGTTAACGAAGATGACGAAGTTTTAGAAATTGAAACCGTATCAGAAACTAGTGTTAAGCTAAGTAGTCAAATAAGATTAGCAGGACAAACTTTAACACTTAATCAATTAAGAAATGCTATATTAAATCAATTTAAAGGAAATCCAGAGGTAACAGCGGAAGATATGAGTCAAATGTTTAATGTAGAAGTTCAAACAGTTCAGGAGCAAATAGAATGGCTAGTAGGTAAGAAATTATTAGAAAGTTCAGTAAGTGGATTTGGAGTAAGTGAAAAAGCAATCAATAAAAAAACTAACTCACCAAGTGAGATATACACCGAGTATTACTACGATTTAAGAGACGGTGTAAGTGGTTCTGTTATACTTCCTACGACTAGGCAATTCTGCAAAGATATGTACAAGCTACATTCTGAAAATAAAAAAGCACTAACATTAAAACAAATCGAAAGAATTAAAAACGAGTTTGGTGATAATGCTTTTGTTTATTCTGGTGGTTTTTGGAATAACGGAAGTTTTACGGATGTTAAATGCCGACACGCTTGGATTGGTAGAACTAAAATTAAAAGAGGATGAAAACATTATTAATATCACAAGCTACACTACAATCTAAGTCTATTATAAATGATAATGTAGACTGGGAAATGATTAAGCCAGTTGTTGAGGTTGTACAAGATTTATATTTACAAAAATTAATTGGTACGGACTTGTTTAAAAAACTACAAACCGATGTAGATAATTTAATTAATTCTTCAACTCCTATTCCTGCTAATTATAAAACATTAATAGATAATTATATAACTGATTACTTATGTTGGATGATAGTGGCTCATAGTGGCGATGTGATTAAGTATAGATATATGAATAAAGGAGTAATGGAAAAGAACTCCGATAACAGTAGCCCTATAAGCGCAGAAGCATTAGAAGGCATTACTAAAAAATGGCTTAACTATGCTGAACAATATGGACAAAATCTAATTAAATACATTGAAAATAATTTAACCTTATATCCAGAATACTCAACGAATACAGGTCATGAAGACACGCCAACAGGAACGGCTTATGATAGCCCTTTTATATTCCCTAGTCAATTTCATGACTTTGATATTCAGCAAAGAGATTGGTGGAATAGAAACACATTTTAAATGCTAACATTAAATCAAATAGTATCTTTAATAAGTAACTTTGCAACTTTAGATTATAGAGTTAATGACTTCTTTTTTGGAGATATTTGGGAGTATGCAACAAAGAAAGGAGATAAATTTCCTGTTATGCTTTGCACTCTTAAACAGTCTAGATTAACAAGTAAATTAGATACATTCTCTTTTCAGATTGGATTCTTTGACAGAGTAACTAAAGATGAATCAATAGAACTAGGCGTATTAAGTGATACAAGAGAAATGTGTAAAGACTGTATTACTTATTTTAACAGTCCTACTTTTAATGATTTCTTAGTTAATAAAAATGCAACATTAGAAGACTTCACAGAAAAGTTCGACCATGAAGTATCTGGTCATTTCTTTGATTTAGAACTAACTCAACAAAATGAAATGGACGTGTGTGCATTACCTATAAGCGGTGCGCCTAACTATTCAAGTAGTAAAGTAGTAAACATCATAAATCAAAATGGAACTGTAATAGCTACTTTAGTAGGTGGTCAAAGTTACCAAGTAGAACAATTACAACAAATAATTCAAACATTAGGAACAGCACCAACAACAATAATACAATCATTAAGTTAAATATGGCAGTAGTAGAAATAATATATGATGTAAAGGATTATAGTTATATAACCTCAAATCCAACAAAAATACTTTCAAATGGAGAACCAATATATTTGAATGATGGCAGATTTGGTTTTGGAGATGGAGTTACTACTTTGTCTGCATTGCCTTTATTTGGTTCTGCTACAACGTGGGGAAGTATTACAGGAACATTATCAAATCAAACAGATTTGCAAACAGCATTAAACGGCAAACAAAACACAATTACTGCAGGAACAACATCGCAATATTTAAGAGGTGATTTAAGTTTAGCAACCTTTCCAACTAATGTAAGTTCATTTACGAATGATAGCGGATATATTACAAGTTCAGCTTTAAGCCCTTATTTAACAAGTGCAAATGCAGCTTCAACCTATCAACCAATAGGAAGCTATTTAACAGG